TTAACTGCTCCAACGTGGCCCAAAGCGATCAGTTCAATTTCGATCCCATTTACTAATGGGCTCTTTGTGCAGAGTTGTCCTGCAAATACCACATTCACAGTGACTGCATAATTCCATGCCGTTTGTTCCAACCTCTTCCACACAGACTACCCCCGGCAATGCTCTGCAGGATTTGTTGGTATCTCCTGATATTGTGCCGGGGGATGTTGTTTCGTATGAAACATGTAAACAGATTTATTTGTATCACCCATTGGGAGCACGTATAGTTGAGGGACCAGTGTCCCTCGCCTTGAGCCAAAAGCGTGAAATTAAGGTTCCTGATAGTCCTGGAGAACATTGTGTCGATGCTTTTAATGATGAATGGAAGAACATTACTGGTGACTTCTTAGTTCATAATCTATTAACTGTGAGTCGAATTTATGGGGTTGCTTCTATCGCGGTGTTGGTGGATGGGTTGAAGAGCAATGAGCCGGTGGACTATTGGGATTTGCCGGAACTTAATATCAGCTTTAATATTCTGGATCCTCTTAATACTTCTGGTAGTTTGGTGTTGAACCAAAATCCTAATGCAATGGATTTTATGAAATATGCACAGATTGCAGTTAGTGGAACCGCGTACCATCCCTCTCGTTCTGTGACAATTACCAATGAAAAACCTATTTATCTGGGGTACACTACTTCTGCTTTTGGCTTTGTGGGCCGGAGTGCTTATCAGCGAGCTTTCTATCCACTTAAATCATACGTCAAGTCCTTAATTGCTGATGACCTTGTTGAGACTAAGGTCGGTGTGTTAGTCGCAAAGATCAAACAACCCGGCAATTTTGTTGATAATATTATGTCATGGGCCGCAGCATTCAAACGGTCCGTTGTGAAAGAGGCAGAAACTGGTAATGTGATCAATATTACTCCTGAAGAGGAGATAGAATCTTTAAACATGCAGAACCTTGAGGGCCCGCATGTTCTTGCTCGTCGTAATATTCTTGAGAATATCGCCAATGCTGTTGATATGCCGGTTAAGCTTCTTACTCAAGAAAGTTTTGCAGAAGGCTTTGGTGAGGGTTCCGAGGATGCAAAGTCGGTTGCGCGCTATATGGATCGGTTGCGCGAGACTATGGATCCTGTTTATAGATTTCTGGACCGAGTCTGTATGCACCGAGCCTGGAACCCTGACTTTTTTAAAATGCTGAAAAAGAAATTCCCAGAAAAATATGGAAAAACAGAGTATAAAGAGGCATTTTATGAATGGGCAAATAGTTTCCAGGCAGTATGGCCTTCATATTTGCGGGAACCTGACTCAGAACAGGTTAAGGTTGATGACACCAAAATGAAGGCAGCTATCTCCATTTACCAGATTTTGGAGTTTAGTTTCGATCCTGAGAATAAAGCTCGGTTAATTCAATGGATTTGTGACGCAATTACGAATAATAAGCTTCTGTATTCTAGTCCATTAAGTTTGGATTATACCAAGCTATTGAAACAATTGAAGCAGGATGATAAACTTGCACGCCAGCAAAAGGAATCTGGTATAGATCCTGCTGAGGATGCACGGCCAGAAATTCCGAAAGTTAAGATGTCCAGGGCCGATTCTCAGGTAGTCCAACTTTTGGAACATATTAAAGATGCCTCTTCCAAGTAATGTGGGGAAATCCCTAACTTTTCTGCGGCAGAAATACAAGGTTTCAGAACGTGATTTGACATCTTTGGCGAAGAAATTAACGGTTACCCAAGAACCCGAAGAAAGTTGGGAAGAAATTGTGATCAGGTCTCTTCGAAATCGACAGGGTAGATTTACTAGGAGAACAAGAAAATATGACTAGTGTTCTACAAACATCTCCTAATGCAACTAGATGTCGAGTTGCTAATCATCTTTGGGTCTATAAAGCCCCATTCTCAGACTCAATGGGCCAAATATCTTCAAGATCTTTTGGTTTAATTCCTTTTCATAAACCATACACAGTAGAGGAGATATTTCAGATTAAACAGGCAAATAGAGGCTTTATCCATGCCTACGACCGAACATAGATACAATGTTTATTTGAACACACATCCTCATACAGGTTGGCAGAAGAATGACGATAATCAGCACATGGGATTTGGCAAGTCTGAGGCAGAGCCAGTAAAGAAACTTGTTACGGAGTGTGATGCTTTAGCAAGTCGTTTAGATGCTTTTGAAAAGCGCAGGTCCATGAAGCGCCCAGAAAAGGTTAAGCCGCGCACGAAGGACAATATGCAGCCTTCAAACCCCCATCCTAAAGAACCGGGTGCATAAATGGAAGTAGTCGCATTTCGTCAGCAATTGCTTCGTGGTAGAAAAACACTTGGGCAAAAGGACACTGCTTCTGCGGCACCACAATGGATACTTGATATTCTTCCTTATGTATACAGAGCATTCCCAATTCTTGGTGGAGGAACTGGTTCAGGGAGGTATAATATTCTTCAGTACACGTATAGAGCATTTCCGATCCTACAACGTTCACCAACACATCTTCTTGGTCTTTAATGATAATCGCGGCTGGAATACTATTCAGATCTCCTTTGGGGCGAGTCTTGTTTTGCCATCGAACAGATGGTGAGGGCTGGGCATTTCCAGGAGGTGTGAAAAAAGACCATGAAACCATCAAGCAATGTGCTGTACGTGAATGCATGGAAGAAACAGGATACCGAACAGGACATGTGGGAAAACTACTGTGCCGACGTGTCAAAAATGGCGTTGATTTTACCACTTTTGTTTATGACAGTGACGATGAGTTTATACCTAAATTCAATCACGAACATGACAGTTTCGTGTGGGTTAACCCGGACCATGCGCTGAGTTTAACTCTTCATCCAGGTTGCTTAATTGCTTTGCGGATGCTAAAGGGTATGAACGAGTTAGAACTTGCTGAAGCTGTTAGGGATGAAGAATTAGCTTCTCCACAATTTATTGAGAATGTATGCTTGCTCGATATGAGAATTAGTGGGACTGGATTTAGTTACCGACCTAAGTTGAATGAATGGGTATTTCGTCGAGACACTGTGTATTTGACTCCAGAGTTCTTGCAGCGGTGCAATGGCATCCCTATTATTATGGATCATCCAGACACACAGATTCTGGACTCCGATGAATTTGCTAAACGTATTGTAGGAACCATGTTTCTACCGTATGTTAAAGGAGATGATGTTTGGGGTATAGCACGAATTTATGACAAAGCAACCATTGATTTGATTGTTAATAATCAATTGTCTACCTCTCCTAGTGTGGTGTTTAGAGATCCAAAAGTCAATTACACCATAGAACTTGAAAATGGGGAATCTTTACTTGTTGAAGGAAAACCAAGTTTTGTTGATCATTTGGCAATTTGTGAAAAGGGTGTGTGGGATAAAGGTGGAGAGGCTACTGGTATTCGCATTGACTCTCAACCCTCTGGTCAGCTAACTGAACAAGTAGTCACTGCGAAGTTAGACCAGAATGATCTCCCAGCACCTTCTCTACCCACACAGGGAGCATCACAAGACCCTGCTCCAATGATGCAAAGTATCCCGCCCAATATGCTGAAGTTAGCAGACGGGTTGAGTAAATTTGCTGAACGTCTCGATAAGTTTATTTCGCGTAGAGATCTGATGGTTCGTTAAGTCGCGCGAATGTTGTGCGACGTTGAAACCTGCTAACCATAGGAGGATATCATGGCAGGAAGTGCGAGCGTCGACACTCTGTTGGCCGACGCAATTGGTAAGATGGACGCCCTCACAAAGCGTATGGACGCTTTGGAAACGGGTGAAGGCAGCAAGAATCCTCTTAAGAGTGATTCAAAGAAGTCGGATGACGATGACGATAAGAAGTCCGACAAGACCAAGGCCGATGATGATGACGACGACAAGAAAGATGATAAGGCCAAGGCCGACAAGGCAAAGTCCGATGACGACGATGATGACAAAAAGGACGATGCCACTACGCCGAAAAACAAGATCCTGGCAGATGATGATGATGACAAGAAGTCGGACAAGAAATCCGATGCCGCCACCGTCAAGTTTGGTGACGATGGTGAGCTAGAAATCAAGCACGAGCCAGGAAAGAAGTCTGACCGTGCCAGGAAAGACTCGGCAAAGAAGGATGCCGCCAAGAAGGATGCCAAGTCCGACGATGATGATCGTTGTGACGAGGAAGAGGAAAAGGAGAAAAAGGAAGATGCTGCCAAGGCTGATTCGGTCAATGACCTGCGTCGCCAGATTGCTGACCAGTCGGCTATGATCAAGCGCCTTGAGTCCTTGATGAAGCCCAAGACAGACGATGAACATGCGGCGTTTGCTGATGCCCAGGCGCGTGCTGACGCGGTGTTCAATGGATTTGGGCAACGTGCCCCGAGGCCTCTTGAGGGTGAAGCCCTTATTGACTATCGGAAGCGGTTGGCAACCAAGCTGAAGAGTCATTCGGCAATCTGGAAGGGTGTGAAATTCTCGCAACTTCCGGATGAAGCGTTTGCTGTCGCAGAGAATCAAGTCTACGCAGACGCGACGGCCGCTGCCTCCAACCCGGTAGATCTTGGTGCTGGGGAGTTGCGGCAAGTCACTAAGACTGATCCAACGACTGGTGTCCGTACCATTGTCTTCTATGGTAAGGAATCGTTTGTGAAGAGCATGGGTCGCCCAGGTCGGAGAGTTTCTTCGTTCCGCACCATGGCGTCGCAGTAACCTAGCAGCATGAAGAGGGATAACTCAGATGCCAGCTAATATCGCCTTCAACCCCTATATCCAGACTTCTGCGGCTGGAATGTTCAACATTGAATCCGATGGGTTCATTGTTGGAACAGCTATGCCAGATCCGGCGACTCGCTTTGCGCTTTCCGGTGGTTGGCTCGCGGCTGCAGAAACATTGCCGATGTTCGGTGGTGTAGCTATCAATGAAAGCGTTCCTACGGAGCGATCTACTGCTCCTGCTACCCCAACGCGACCTGATATTGTGTTGGGAGGTGTGATTGCTCGTGCAACTACCTTGGCGGCTGGAGCCGGTTCTGTTACCGGGTTCAGCGTGTTCGACCAGAACTATGCAGCGGTGAACACTCCTCAGTCTCCTGTTCCCACCATTGGGAACGGTGGTTTGGTGAATTTTTATCGCCTTGGTTCCGGCGCTCGTGTTGCGTTGGCTATCGATCCAGCCCTTGTTACCTTGGAAGGTGGTCTGATTACGCAACAGGTATCTTGGGACTTTTCCCTTCAGAGAATCATTGCCTTTGCGACTACTGCATTGGCTGTGAGGATTCTGCAGATCAAGTCTTCAGGATGCATGGTTCCTTCCTATTCGGCAGGAACTCAGTTGACTACGTGGAATTACAATGGAGCAGCGGCACTCTGCTTGCTGTAAGTTTTCGCCCTGAACAGGCCGGGGCCAACCTTGGCCTAACATAGGAGTAACCAAATGGCTGCGATCGCTCCGGCATTCGTACAGGTACATCCCTCGTACATGATGCCAGATACCTTGATGCCGTATTCTCAAGCCTCTGGGGCTTTCGAGTTGCTCGCCTCTGGTGCGCCACTCGTCAGACTGTCGGATGGAGATCTGTATGCTTATATCAAGCGTGTGGACCTTCGTACGAGGATGGCTGCTGGTCAGTCGGCTTATAACCAACTGCCCGGTGTCAATTTCGCGTTGTCCCAAATCAGTGCGCCCACGTACCTTCTGCGTGTTCGTGCTGAATACGACCACCATGATACAGCCGCTATGGCGCGATGGGGCCTCTCAATCGTGGATGCTCATCGCCTTGGGATGCGGCAGGCTACATTCCAGCTTATGCGGAATGCTCTGTTGTATGGGTTCAATCCCAGCAATGGTGAAGGCTTGGTGAACGCCAGCGGAGCAACAGCTATCAGTCTTCCGGCAGATAGTGCTGGAAATACGACGGTTGTGACTTATGATAATGGTCAGATGGCATTCTTCCTGATCTCTCAGGTTAGTGCCATTAAGACCAGGACAAACCAACTTGGTATTGGACGTAAGTTTGTCGTCGTAGGTCCGCAACGAACTCTCGGTGCCATGGAATACCAGAATATTGTTCAGCTTACCAGCTACCAGCGTCCTGGTGCTGGTTCTCAGAGCACTGCGGGCGTGGTTAAGGACGTTTTGGAAATGAACGATGACGAGATCATTTGGGCCTATGACGATACGCTTATCGGCAAAGGTTCTGGTGGAAACGATGCTATCCTCATCGTGATGCCGGAGGTGGAACAGCCAAAGGGGGCTCGTATCAATACCAACGAGTTCGCCAAGCTGACTCCTTCGTTGGACGCTTGTACGATCATGCTTTGCGATATGGCTGCGCCAAGGGAGATTCCTGTTCCTTTGGCTGGTGGAGCAATCGACGTGCTGGCTGAGCAGCGTTGCACTTCTGGGTGGGCGGTTCGTCCGGAAGCTGTTACCATAGTCACGATGCAATATCAGTAACCAGATTCTGCGTCAGTACGAATCAACGTGCTTCAAACTGTAGGGACGACTGTAAGCGTCCGGCGCAGATCGATATTAGAGGACATTGACATGACCCAAGTCACGGTTACTGAGGCTGAACTCGGACAAGTCATCGCAACAGATGCTTTGTTGAATGGGATCGCTATTGAGACTGTCCCCACCGGGTATAGAGATTATTTCACTCTGGTAGATGAAGAAATGGGGTACGAGATACAGCTTTTTAACATAGATCCCTCTACAAGTGGTGTTGGTGCTGGAACTGTTTTGATGTCTGATGGAGCCATTTATTTTAAGAATCTTACATTGAAAAATATTCCTGCTGGGAGTAGCTTTCAGATTGATTATGGGCCACTCCCGACCCTAACTTCACTTTCCCCAAATACTGCTATTTCTGGTGATCCTGATTTTGTACTGTCTTGCATCGGAACTGATTTTACTCCTAGTTCTGTTATATATTTTGGTGTTGAAGATGAACCAACGACATTTGTTTCTGATACTGAAGTGACGACAATCGTGAAACCTTCATTGTTTGTTCCTGACACTGTGCCAGTGAAGATACAAACTGGTACAGTGGTGACTGATCCAGTTGATTTTGTGTTCACTGCTACAGCCTAAAGGATCACTGCTACAGCCTAAAGGATCACAGCTATGCCTGAGTTATACATCGGTAATGTGTCAAAGCAGGTTTTCCAATTTGCCTATAGGTCACCAGAACGACCTGGGGTCATTGTTCAAACAATCCCTATTGGTGGGCAAATTCGCATTTCGCCCAATGGTGTGCATGTGGATTTGAGTACCCCAGAAATCGATGCGATTATTGGTCAGCATCGTACCTATGGAATTGTTGCTATTGAAGACATTGACCGGTTAAATGGTCCGTTCGATGGATTGTGCTATTCTATCGGCAAGGCTATGTCTGTAGATAAGCTGCGTAGGGCGATGCAAAAGAAGGAAGATGCCCTGAAGTCGTTTGGGCAAAAAATGCGGAAAGAAGCTGCCCTTGCTGTGAATTCTCAGATTGAGGAACAGATTGGTGCCCCGTTGCGCCAATTGGAAATGAGTTTCCAGGAGGAAGAACCTCGAAGCGGTTACGCTGATGAGTTAGACCATATCGCAGAAGGCGTGCGTGTCACCCGGCAAGAAGGAGTTACCTCCCTGGATTCAGGTCGTAGAGGTAGGCGTGGATGAGCGATGTAATTATTCGCCCTGAACCTACTGATGTCCCGCCTGTAGGATTGCCTGCTGGTGATCCAACATTTGCTGGATTTCAGTGGTTTGTTGCGAATATAATGAATGTACCATTTCCTTCTATACCAGATGATACGTGGCTTCAGGTGGCTTATGATGAAGCTATTAACCTGACATATTGGGCTCTAGGTACTGTTCCCAGTCAGCCGACGACTCCTTCGATTTACGCCTTTGCAGTCTATAATCTGGGTTGTGCTCTTTTATTGGAGTTTGCACAGGACGATCCTAATGCACAACCTCCTAGTACATTTTGGAATGATTTAAGAAAAAGTCTTGGGATTAATTCGTTTAATTTTGGTCTGATAACGAGTGCTGCTGATCAGGGAACATCAGAAAGCACCTATATCCCTGAACAGATTAAGGGTATGACACTTATGGATCTGCAATTGGCTAAATCTCCCTGGGGTCGTAAATATCTTATGATCGCTGGTCAGTGGGGATATGTCTGGGGAATTACGTTTTGAAAATACATCTAGGGTTTGAAAACCAACCTTATAAGAGCCAGCCAACCAGAATGAAGGGTCGTACTACGTATGGACAAGGTAAGAGCACTGTTGAAGTAGCGGTTGACTTAGAAGCTCGGTATTCTATTGTAGAAACATTTGTTGACCTTGAAGAAGATGCTATTGTTGAAATGTTGGAGGAAGCTTTTTCAGAAGATGTTGAAGATATTATGATGATGAAACGACCTTCTAAGAAGGGGTTCTCGGATAAAGATACAGATAAATTAGAGGCAAAATTTAGACGAATGTTGTCTGCACGAAGATACGATGGAGTTATCCCTGGAGTCCCAACACTGGCTTCTCTAAGGGGTGTTTCACATTTGCGTCGTCATCCGTATGCAAAGAATAATCCCTCTCGCCCTAGTTTTATTGATACAGGTATGTATCAGCAAAGTTTTAGGGTGTGGGTTGAGGATATGGAGGAATAAATGGTCGGTCAAATCCTGTTAGTGTTTTCATTCGTCTTTGCTGTCATAGCAGCGTTGTTCATTACATCTGTTAGCCGACCACCGATTGCTATTCATTTTGGCTGGCTGGCTTTTGCGTTCTATATTTTGTCTATCTTGCTAGGTGGTGTTGGTATAAAATAGGGATATGTCTAATGGTAGATTTAATACTACCTTATCCAGTCCAATTACCACAGGACTATTATAATAAGAATTTACCTCCTGTTGTTGCTGCTCCGCCTCCTGTTGTTCCTGAACCTGTTCCACCTTATATTCCTCCTGATGTGACAGTGAGTAGTGGCGGGATCTATTATGGCCCTACTCCACCAGATAATCCACAGTATGGCTGGCTTTGGACAATGGGGCAAGGTCGTCTTTTTGTGTATATGGAACCTGGCATCTGGGTTCAGGTGTCTACAAACTGGTAATCAATGAACATTCCTTTACGTCCAAGTCAACTTGCAGCATGGACAGATTTTACGCCACCCGGTCCATGGACGGATGGGACTGTAGTCGTTCGTAATTTTGATGGAGTAGGATTCACTTATAATGCCTCTTTAAATGCTTTGATTGTTAATCCGAATGTATCTTATAGTGCAAAGAATGCCAATCATTTTATCATTCAAAATTTACCAGATCCAACAAACGCATTAGATGCCGCGAATAAAGAATATGTTGATGGTCATGCAGGAAGTGGAGGAGGCATCGCAGATGCACCTTCTGATAGCTCTTACTATGGTCGGTATAATGCTTCTTGGGCTCATGTACTTCCATTGGCGGGCGGGACTTTAACAGGTCCTCTTAATTTACCTGCTGACCCAACGGTGGCACTTGGAGCAGCTACCAAGCAATATGTTGATACTCATCCTGGCCCAGCAGGTCCTCAAGGTCCTATGGGGGCAACTGGGCCTCCAGGTCCGAGTGGAGCTACTGGAGCTACTGGACCAGCCGGTCCTCAAGGCCCGGTAGGAGCTACTGGAGCCACTGGTCCTCAAGGCCCGCAAGGTCCCCCTGGTACTGGAGGTGGAACATCAACATATATTTCTGACACTCCACCAGTCGGTGCTCCAGTAGGGAGTCTATGGTGGGAGAGTGACTCAGGTGTTCTGTACATTTATTATAACGATGGTGATAGTACGCAGTGGGTAATAGCATCTGCAAATCCAGTGCCGGATGTAACTGCATTTTTGCAGAAGTCTGGCGGCACCATGACCGGTACTCTAGTCCTTGCTGCCAACCCGGTCAATCCATTAGATGCGACACCAAAGCAATACTCAGATACTAAAGCACCATTGGTATCTCCGGCATTGACCGGAGTGCCGACAGCGCCTCTTGCTCCACTCAATGACAATAGCTCAACAATTGCTACTACGGCGTTTGTGGAACAACAAGGAGCGATCGTAGTTCCTCAGATGGATGGAGTGGCAACTGCTGGTGTTGGAACTAGATGGGCCAGGGGCGATCATGTGCATCCTTCTGATACGACAAAAGCACCATTAGCTTCACCAGTATTAACAGGAAATCCAACAGGTCCAACTCCAGCTACAGCAGATAATACTGTATCACTTGCAACTACGGCATTTGTGAAAAATCAGAATTATCAACCTGCTCTTGGATATGTTCCGGTACAACAAGGTACTGGGATTGGACAATTAAACAATATCGTAAAAATCGGCTGGAGTTCTGGTAGTGCTTTAAAGGCGACTGTCGATGCTACTGATCTGGGTGTTATTTGGACAGCATACAATCTGCCGTCACCGGCCCAGACTACTGGAGCTACTTTCACTACCCCAATAAATTTTATACCATCACCATCAGGTTTCACTGTTTATGCGTCAGGGACATTACGACTTGGTTTTAATCCATCGTCTGCCCCAGCCATTTCATTTCAACCATCTACAGATGGTGGAAGTTCTGTATTATTTGTCAACGCCGCTCAAACCGCTTTTACAGGTTCGATTAGTAATACGGCGACTACTACTGCATATAACACAAGTTCTGATATACGACTTAAAGATGACTTGCAGCCATTTGATGCTGGTCCAATCATTGATGCTACGAAGGTTTATGATTTTGTCTGGAAAGAAACTGGTAAGCGTGCTCATGGCATTATCGCGCAAGAAGCTAATGAGGTCTATCCGCACGCAATAAACCATATTGAAAAGGAAGATTGGTGGGGTGTTGATTATAGCAAATATGTTCCTTTACTGTTGCAAGAGATAAAAGCCTTGCGTGCTCGAGTTATGGTGTTGGAAGGACGCTAATGGGTATCAACTTCCCCAACACACCAACAACTGGCCAGCTCTATCCGCAGCCTCCTACTGCGAATCTTCCAGTCTATCGTTGGGATGGTCAGAAGTGGACAAATACTCAGATCACCAGTTCAATTATTTATATTTCTGATACTCCTCCTGCTGGTGCTCCTGTTGGAAGTTTATGGTGGGAAAGTGATAGTGGTGTTTTCTATGTGTATTATAATGATGGTGATAGTACTCAGTGGGTCCAGGCCGCAGCCTCACCGGTAGATAGCACCTATTTTTTGCTGAAGACCGGTGGCACGATGACCGGTGCTTTAACTCTTGCCGCAAATCCTGTTAATCCATTAGATGCAGTGCCAAAGCAATATTCAGATACTAAGGTCGCGAAGTCTGGCGATACGATGACCGGTGCTCTTACTGTTGCAAGTGATATAACGGCCTATCGTTCTGGGCAGCCTACGACTGGTGTTCTTTATCTTGGTAATAATCCAAGCACTGTTTACTTCTATTATGATGGTACTAATTACAATCTGGGTGGTGGCGCGCTGATTCTGCCAGGTAATCCAACGAGCGCATTACAGGCTGCACCGAAGCAATATGTAGATAGTAAGTTTGCTCAAGGGACATGGACACCTACCGATGCTAGCGGCGCAGGTCTTGTATTTACTGGTGTGAATGTCGCTTATTCCCGTGTTGGGAATATGGTTTTTGTCTATGGACGTTTTTCTTATCCAACGACATCAAATACTGCAAATGCCACAATTGGAGGTTTACCAGTTCTAGTTGCTAATTCTATATCAACACAAAGTCAGAATACTCTCTTTGTCAGTCCTGGATCGACTACACCTGTTTTTATGACACCTCTAGCAAACACTACGACTATGATTCCTCTAAACTATCTAGGAAATAATCTTACTAATGCCAATTTGAGTGGAGCTCTCATTACATTTAATTTTGCGTATGCAGCATCCTAATGGCTATGAATTTCCCAAATAGCCCGGCTGTTGGTGATCTTTATCCTACCAGTGTCACTGCTGGTCAACCTCAATATAAATGGAATGGAAGTGCATGGCTCAATGTGGCAACAGGAGGACCACCAGGA